TGTTGTATTCTTATCTTCTCTTCTATTGTGGTCAATTCACTAGTTAATATTTGTGCATGTTCTTTATTTTTTGATACATCTTCTTTTAATAATGTAGCCATTATAGAAAATATACCTATATCTAATAAGTCTTCTATTACTTCTTTTCTATGGTTGGTTGGCAGCTGCATGAAAGGAATAAAGCTGCTGCTACCTAACACAACCACTTGACAAAAGCTCTTATGATTGAGCTTTAGTATTTGTTTTTCAAGTGTCTCTTGATAATCTTTAGCGTGTGCTTCTTGATTTAATAACTTACCATTCTGATATACTTCAAACTTTCTTGGTTTTTGTCCTCTTATAACTCTGTAGTTATGTGAACCGATACCAAATTCAACCTCAACAATCATATCTTTATTATTAATGGTATTGACTAATTGTTGTACTGTTACTTTTCTGAATGGTTTATTATACAAAGCAAATGTTAGGGCATCTA